CATCGATACGGTCAATCCTGATGGGGATGAACTGGTGACCAGCACCGGATAGGCCCACTTCCCCTCTGGCCCAAATAGCAGGTGTGGCAGTTCAAGCTTCATGCTTGTGTCTGGCATGAAATCCAGCTTGTCGATCAACACCCTGGTGTCATCCACTGCTGTTGCTACGTAGGGGCCCGATAGCGTGCCGTCGAGACGACGGATACCTATCCTGTGCTCCCCGCCTGCAGACCAGTCCAGCGGCTCTGAAGACTCTAGGATGAACCCGGTACCGCTCGGCTGGACATCGAGCAGCAGCGCGCTCTGGCAAAGCCCTGGCGTATCACTAGCCACCGCACAGAAGCTCAGATAGCCGCTGTTGCGCCCGGCCATTTCCGTACCCCATGTATAGGTGTCCTGTCGATATTTCTGATGGCCACGGCGGCGCATCCCTATGCGGTATGCCTGGTCCCTGTTGGATACCCCGGGAACCTTGACCTTCTCGACCTTGCGCCCCTCATCACCCGGGAGCCGGCACGGCACGGTTTCCCATGCCCATGTTTCGGAGGAGTAGTACTCGATATCAACCCCGTCAAAATCATTCGGGGATGGAAGCGGGCCGGTTATTGTCAGGCCCTTCTCGTTCATGTTCTGCGGGCTGTAGGTCTGGGTTTTCGGGCCGTATTCCTTGTCGAAGATTGCGCGCGGCTCGTCTCGAACAGGCCGCACCAATCCATTACTCACAACCAGCTCGGCATACCCGCACGCCAGCGCAGCGTTGAGCTTATCCTTGACCGTGCCATCCTCGTCGATGGTCTCGTCATAGGTCTGGCCCGCAGCGCGCCAGACCGCATCAAGACGATCCCATTCTTCAAGATCGAGGTCATCATCCGTGTAGCCGACCTTCTTCAGCCGGCTCAGACACCATGGCGCAATGTCTCGGGTTGGCTGAGCCGGCTGCCAGGCGCCGCCCGAGCGAACGGGTAAGACCCGGGTTGCCTCGAGACTTACATCGCTCTCAGACTTCGCGGAAATGGTCTTGCCGCCGCGCATGTAGACAGCAATCGTGGTCATGCCGGCATAAGACGTAGGGGCCGCCAGGCGCGTCCTTAGCCCGGTCCACTGAATGTTGTTTGCCTGCTTAGCGCTACTGGATTTGGCGCCAATCCGCCGAACCATTATCTGCGGCCGCATGGCGTACGGCATGACTCTGTTGTTCGAGAAGCCGATTTGATCGCGCTCGGCGAGCCTCCACGTGTTAACGACGCTCGTCCATGGTCCAAGGGCAGCAGAGTCCCTATATCGCATCTCGGCTGTGGCGGAGAGAAGTTCAGGGCTGCCATTCTTGTTGTAGCTGATCAGGCCCTCAGGGAACAGGTAGTCCCATTCAATCTCGGTGGCCAGAGTACCTTCCGGACAGCCCATGTAAGGGCCAAGCCAATCGCCCTCGGTCGTCGATTGATCAAGGGTGATCTCAGACGACGTGGACTGCATGAAGCTGAAGCCAGGCCAGCTGGTATCTGTGGAGCCATCAGCCTTCAGGCGGTTAACCGTCAGCATGGAGGCGTCGGCGGCGATGATCCGGTAAAGCAGCCCGCGGGGACCAATTGCCGAATAGCCGGCGCCTGGGTTGATACCGTTAACCGGCGCACCGCCGTCGTAATTCAGCGTCATTTCAGCCGGCTTTTCAGCGACAGCGGCTACAGTGGCGGTGCCGGTCACGCCGACCGGGCTTGCTCCGAACACAACCGAACCGCCAGTTACACCCAGGGCCTTGCCAAGGAATGGTGTTTTTTCGGTCAAGCGGACCGTGGCGCCCTGAACGCTCGCCTGAAAAGGTGCAGTGCCCAACGCGGTGTTTAGCGCAGACACCAGGCCGGCCAAATTGGTCGTGGCAGTGTTGAGCGTTACGCTGTACGAAACGCTGTTGCGGGTAATGCTGAACGTCAGGGGGGTTACGTTGAAATCGTAGCGCGATGGCGCGGCAGAACCTGTCAAGGTCGATGCAGTGCCTGGGCTGGCCGCCACCGGTGCGACATAAGGCGTGTAGGAGTTAACCACGTACAGGCCTTCATAGTCCCCCGCGACTTCAATCGGCATGCCGACGTAGGGAGCGAGCATGGCGAGATCGCCACGAATTATGTCCCGGCCGGCGCCGCCGTCGATGACGGTGTACGGGTATCTGGCCTCAATCCGCGCCAGCAGATCAGGCGCCCAACCATCAGGGAATTCACCGGATCCTTCTGGGATGCTCACCGCATGCCCGTTGAACTGGATAGCCGATGCAGTAACCGTGGTGGTGAGGGCTGTGGTGGTTGTCAGCTCGAGCCCGGTTGAGTTGGACGCGGTAGATCCAACTTCATCCACCTGGTGCCACCACTGGGCAGCCAGCTCGCCACTCACATCAGCGCCAGGCGGATAGATCGCGTACCGCGCGCCATCACCAAGCGAGATCACGGGAGTGTCGCCGATCAGGATCTTGGTCGGGTCGATCTGGTATTCGTCAGCGCCGACGTACAGCAGCATGCTGACCCACTGCACCTTTGGCTCGGTGTAGCGGCGGGTAGGCGGAAGCAAGTAAGAAGGAAAGATCCGCTGAAAGCCGGCCACCTCCCTGATCGGGTCGCCCAGTTTGACCCGGTTGCCTTTGGCTGACGCTTCTTTGATCGGGTCGCCCGAGCTGGTCGGATCGGCATTCATGCCAGGCATTTTTGGAGAAAGGGCTGACACGATGGTTGCAGCCCCGAACAGCAGACCGATGAAGAGCTCGGTGCCGCCCTTCGGCTCGTTCCAGATCTGAACTCGATCTGCCGGCTTGAACTCGACCAAACCCCACTCTTCAGGGTCGATCAGTTCACCGTTGACGGCCACGCTGATTGGGGGCGATTCACGCCGGCTGTAGCTGGGGGCTTGGCTCTTCAGCCAGTCCTCAATGCTCATGCGACGGCTCGTTGTGTAGGTGGCCAGCGGCCGGGTATCCGCTATTTTATTGGGGAAGAACTCGATCACGGTAGTACACCACCAATGGATATTCGGACTCGAAGGCGCGCAGTGTCGAGATCCGCGCGCCGCCAGGATTTGTGTCGAGAACCTTGAGTTGACCGTCCGCCTCGACCACCACGCCCACGTGCACCAGGTGCTTTCCCCTGAAGGCGGATGCGATTGCGCCAGGCTGCGGATCGCAGGCCTCCATGACCTGCCTAATTTCCGCATAGGCGCGGGTGTTGGCCCGCAGCTTCTCGCGCCCCACCCCGCCAAGCGAGGGAAGCAACGGCAGGCCATATAGCTTGTTTCGAACGTCGATGCATAGGCCGTAGCAGTCATAGGCCAGCGGCCCGCGACCGCCATCCTTGTAGGGGGCGGACAGGTAGCGATTGAGCATGATTGGGGCCTAGATGTACTTGAGCCCTGGGGCTACGAGAGTGGTCAGCTTGTTGCGCAAAAGGGCTGTATTGAGCAGGTCGTAAAACCCACAGGTAGCGCTGGCAACACCTTCACCGTACTTACGCTCCAGCACTGTCATTCGAAACCGTCGCGCAGGGTAGCTGGTATCGCTAGCCAGGTAGATGCGGTTTGTCAGTGTGATCCGAGCGCCAGCGGCGCGGGCTTCTTCAATCCGCGCTTGGGGTATGCCGTTCGTGTTGTCCATGGCCACAACCAGACTCTGGAACGCCGAGTTATCCTCGGCCGGAAGCGCTTGCTCATACGCCAGAGCGACAAAGGTCAGCACCCTTCCGTCCTCGGTGGTGCAGACCTCGTCGTCATAGCTGCTGTTGAACAGCATCGGCTCAGGCCAAACGTCACAGGCGACCTCGATTGTGTTGATAATCAGGTCGCCGCCCGAGGCAAAGCATTGCTCGATAAGGCTCATTGATTAATACCCTTTCGCTGTCAGGCCATATTTGGACTGGTTCGCCTGGTGGATATCTCCTTCGCTGCGAATGTTGGCTGTGTAGATGTCGATCACATCCTGCTCAGAGAGCTGCCTTCTGTTCACCTGGCCGGCGCGACTCGCATCTTCATGCAGGTTAACGACCATCGGCCTTGACTGGTTCTGCGTGGCGCCCTGGGAAGCGCGAGCAATCGAACGATCCAGTTTGGCACTCGATTCAGCTGTGGCGGCGCTCTTGACCAGAGGGACTTGGCCGTTTCGCATCGCCTCCACAGACGCCACGCCTCCAGCTCGAGCAATGTCGGCCTGGCTCCATACGACCTCACCCTTGTGGACTATGCCTGCCGGATCATTAACGCCGCCGGCACCGGTATAGCCGCCCCCTGAGAAGCCCTTGATCAGGGCGAAAGCGGCCAGGAGGCCAGCGCCACCGACAATCGCGGCCGCGCCGAACGTACCCACAGAGGCCACCAGCGCCGCTGGAAGCCAGGAGGCCATGGTGGTCGCAGCAGCAGTCACGTTCGCTGCAACAGTGGCAGCGAGGGAAGACAGGGTCGATGCGGTAGCGACCGAGTCGCCGGCCACTTTCGCGGCGGCCTTGGCCGCCTCGGAACCCTCGACAGCTAGCGTCTCAGCTCCTATCCCCGCCATTTTCAGTGCGTGGGTAACCGCCCACTGGGCAGCAATGTCGGAGAGCGAGTTCAGCACCGAATCAGACATCGTAATGCCCAGGTTTTCGAACGCAGTGCCCAGGTCCTCAGTGCCATCCGCAAGCCCACGTATCTGGTCCGACAAGGAGGAAGTCGTGTCGCCCAACAAACCGGTAACTGCATCGCTGGCTTGCTGCTGGTAATCGGTGGCCGTGTCCTTGTAGTTCTCCCACGCAGAGCTGACGCCATCCAGCCAATTCGATTGCGCTGCATCAACCTGGTTGTAATAGTCGTGCTGCAGAACCATGCGCTCGGCAAGAGACTCCTTCAGCATTTCCGTTTCTTGCTCGTATAGACCTTTGCTGATGTCGCCGCCGTTGAACTGCTTCTGCAGGTCGGCTAGCTGGTTGTTGTAGTCCTGCTGAATCTGCAGGTCTGCCTTCAGGCGCTCCTTGATCTTGTCGCCGGATCCCGCGCCAGCCAATTCCATGTCGAAGCCCATCTTGGCCGACTGGTTGTTCTGGCTGAGGCTGTCACCGTACGTGACCGCCTTGGCGGCATCTTCATTGGCCTGCTTCAGCTTTTTGAGTGCGTCCAGCTCGCTGGCCAGGCCATTGAGCCTTTTCTGCTGCTGACCATTGATGCCAACCAGCTTGCCCGACTCTATTTCAAACTGAAGCTTGGCAACCTCTGTCGCATTTTTGCGAGCATCGACTGACGTGTTTATCAGCTCAATTTCTCGCTGGTAGCCCTGCTCAGCACTGTCGAAGGTGCCCTGCAGTTTCTTCGCGGCCGCATTGGCGTCAGAAAGCGCCTTGGCCGCTGCGGCGGCATCGGCTTTGATTTTCGCTGGATCTACGCCAGACCCTGACCCGCCCTTGTTGCCATCCGCAGTTACCTTGGCAGCCTCTGCAGCTGCCGCCTTCGCGTTCTTTACGTAGTCCTTGAAGACGTCCCCAGCCATTGGCTTTTCAAGGTTCTGCTGTATCTCGGCGGCGGCCTGAGCGGCGATACCAAAGTTGAGTTTGGCCTCGTCGCGAAGACGAGCCGAATCAGCGGAAAACCCCTTGGCCACTTCGCCCAAGGTGATTTTCGACAGGCCGGCGGCCAGGTCGCCCATCAGGGAGGACATGTGGGCAACCGCGGTGGCGTACAACCCAACGATCGTGTTGCCGGCGATATCGAAGACCCTAACCACGCCGTCACCAGCGCTTGCCACGAACGCCGTGGTGTTGACGAGCTTATCCCCAAGTTCGCCCACCACCGACGTAAGCCCACCGCCGTCCTTAGCGGCCTGATTCACGTCTTTGCTGAACTGCGCCACGACCGGCAGGAACTCTGCTGCCAACGATATTTTTGCCGAATCAACGTACTGACCGAGCACCACCAGCTGAGCGTTAAAGTCCTGAGCGGCCTGGATGGTCTCGCCACTCATGATCGCGCCGGCAGCCTCGGCGGCGTTGCCGAGGTCAGCGAAGCCCTTGCCGCCGTTCTTGAGCAGCGGAACCAGCGCGGTGGCGTCGTTGGCAATGGCCTCCATGTAGAAGGTCATTTCGGACTGACTGACGTTGGCCTTTTGGAGGCTGGTCACGTACAGCTGCAGAGCGTCGGCGCTGTTCAGCTTTTTGAATTGTTCAGCGGTAACTCCCACTTTGGGAGCAATCGCTGTGAAGAAGTCTTGGAGTGCGCCGCCCCCAGTATTCATGAAGTCGCCGACCTTGTCGTTGACGTCCTTCAGGATGTCCGAAAGCTTGTCCTGCTCAACCCCTACGGTCGCCGCGCCTGCCGCTAACTTCTGAAAATCAGTCGTGCTGAGGCCGGCAACCCGCGATAGGTTGGTGATCTCCTTTGCCGACTCAGCGGCGCCAGTAATCATGTGCTGCAGGGCGCCAGGTATGGACCCTATGACATTGCCAGCAAACTCACCGATGGCCACGCCGGCCGCAATGGTCGAGACCTTGATCTCATTCATGTTCTTCTTGGCGTTTTGGCTGGCCTTATCCATCGGGCCAGTGAATGAGCCAATCTTCGCAATCAGATCAAGAGTCAGCGTCCCCAGCGAGTTGGATGGCATCGTTAATCTCCGGGCATAAAAAAACCGCCGAAGCGGGAATAGTTCGGCGGTGCGCGTTGCGAGCCACTAAGCCCAGGACTCCATGGCTTGCTCGAGCGTCATTGGGCGCTCGGCATCGTGGGGCATGAAGTCGTAAATCTTGAACCCACCGTCCTTGCTCTTGGAGTTCGCATAGAGCGTGGCAAGCATCGCGGTGCCGCGTTCTATGCGCATACCCCAGTTCAAGGACCCTCGAAGGTTGCGGTACTTAACCCACCGGTTGAATTCTGGAAGACTCAGGCGCTCTTGGGCTTCCGCGATCGTGGTGCCGAACGTGATCGCGAGTTCGTGCCAGAGCTCGTCGAGGTCGGTGAGCCCGGCGTCTTTCCCACGTTAGTTACCTTGCCGATGATACCCAGCAGCGCGGTAGTGAGGTTTCCGTCCAGGGCGCCAAGGCGCTTGGTGCTGGACGGATCCAGCGCCAGGGCCTCAGGGTCGAGCGGGCCCTCTACGATGTCCTGGACGGTGAAGACTGGCACACCCTCAGCGTCGCAAATGCAGGCCGCTATGCGCCCGGCGGCGCCATCCATCTTGCCGGCACTGGCGAGCAGGTCGCTCACCGCCGAACGGTACCCGAGTGGCCGAACGAAGACAGTTGCGGTGAACTGCTCGCCGCCTTTTGACCAAGTAATTTCTTCCTCAACCGGCGCGCCGGTGAAGGCGCCCGCTTGGGTCAGCGTCTTGAGATTAAGCTGCATGATTTCCCCTTAGGCCGCGACTTTGCGGATCCAGGCTGAACCGCCCGAACGCTGGATGGTGGCAGCGGTGGTGACCACAGTATTTGCTGAGAAGTCGAACGGGAAGTCAGCAACGTAGCCCTCATAGATGAACCAGGTGCGAGTCGTTGGCAGCTCGAAATCGTCACCTGCGGCATTTACCGTCGGCTTGATGTCGGTACCGTCAGACCAGCCCACGGCCCAGGAAACGCTATCGAGGGTGTCGTCTTCGGAAAGAGCGTGCAGGCGGATATGCGAAGCGTTGCGCGGATCAGCGTTGATTGTGAGCGAAGCTTGCCCGGGGGTCCGAAGGCCACGCAGGTAGCGCCGAACTTTGTCACTCAAGCAGGTCACTTCGATCTGATCGGACGGGTTGCCGCCTGGGTTGAATGCCGTGGCGCACTCGATTTCGAGCACCTCGAGAATCGATGGATCAGCGGAGGTCGGCACCAGTGCATAAATCTGGGTGCCTTGGGTGAGCATCGACATGGCGTTCTCCAAATGTCGGACATAAAAAAGCCCGCACATGGCGGGCTGGGTTCAGGGATTGCTATCTGGGTACAAGCCAGTCGATGTCGAAGCTCGACCGGTACAGCTTTGTTTCGGTGTCCTTGGTCTCGCCGCTCCAGCGGGTGACGTAGGCCTGAAGCTCAATTGCGTGGCTGATTGCCTCGGCCACCGCCCGGGCGCTGCTGCCTGTAGCGGCATACACGTCGACCTGAAGTGTGTAGCCATCCATGTCCGGGCGGCCCGCCAAGTAGTTTTCCGGGCTGCCGGTCACCAGTTGCCACACTGCATATGGCTTGGCGACACCCTCAGGTGCTTCTCCGAACGGGTAGAGCCTGGTAAGAGAAGCGCCCAGCAGCGCAGTTACGCCAGCGTCTGCGGCGCACACCGCAAATATCGGTGCGTACATCAGGTGCTCCCCTTGGCTGCGCGCTTGATCGCACGGTCGATCGCCTTGCCGTACTCGGTGATGAACACGTCGGTGGCCTCACCAATGCTCTGCGCCATCGCCGGCCGCATGAACGGTCGGGCCGCAACCTTGGAGGTGCCGAATTCCACGAATCGCCAGTACCAGGTGTCGCCGCCAGGATTAGCTTTACTGCCGCCCGTGGCGTACGACGTGCCGGCCTTGCCCGATCGAACGTTGGCTTTGGTCTTGGCATACTGCCGAGCACCGCCGAGAACACCAACCCGGAAACCCAGGCTGCCGCTACTCTTGAACAGGCGACCGTTCCAGCGCAGCGTGATGTTCTTGCTGATGTCCTCAGGGGTCGCTGCATCGTTGACCCGTAGCGCGCCTTCCTTGACCCGCTGAGCGATCACTGCCGCTGCCTTGCGCAACGCCGCCCGGCCGCCTTTGCGCTTCACGTCGTAGCTCACCGACTCGAGCTTGGCCACCAGGCCATCAACACCCTGAAGCTTGAAGTCGATACCGTCAGCCATCGTTCACCCCCTTGGCCACCACAATGGTGAGGTAGTCCCGGCCCGAGTCAGGATCGGCCAGAGCCGGGCCCTTGATGTCGTACACCTCACCGCGGTGGATGATGC